TGCATCCAACCATCTAATGTACCCGGTGTCCCACGTAAAGCTTGTGTTACTTGTTTTGATCCATAAAGTTTAGACATATCGCTTCTTAATAATCCAAGACCTTTTAGTTTTCCAATAGGGTTGTCACCTACATCTAAAATACCTCTTCTAATTCCTTCTTCTCTTGATCCATATAACCAACCTTCTTCTTTTCCTAATCTAGCTAATCGGTCTATCATTTTTTTGTTTGTAGCTTGAGTTATTGCATGTGAAGTTGTTGTTAAAACAGATGCTTTTAAATTATTCTCTTCACCTAAAAGTTTTTTAATTACGTTAGGTAATTCTTCCCCTGTTTTTAATATTTGATCTGATCTTAAATCATATTTTGAAATTTTCTGTAAAATAGTTAAAGGGTCTACATTATCTTGTTTTGTTGTTTGCATTATTTTTTTAGCCATAGCTTCTGCAAAACTTCTTTCTTTTACTGCGGCACTTGCTTTACCAGGAATTTTACCTGCTTCTATTCTTAAATCTTTGTTTCTTTGAACAACATTTTTATTGATCCAATCAATGCTTTTTTCTAAAACTTTTTTTGGTGGATTGTATGAAGGATTTGTAAATACAGAATAAGATTTCCTCATGTAAGATTTTATATTATCTAACATATAATCTTTTAATTCACCTGTTGGTAAAAGTTCAGCAAAAGTTTTTTTAGTATTAATTAATTCTTTATTTAAATTTGAAGCAGTTGTTCTTAACTGAACGGGTAGAGCAGTTAATTTTTTTTGACCTTTAAAATAAGAAAGGACTTGATCTAAATAGTAATCTTGACTTGCAGGAGAAGTTGTTTTAGTGTTGTATAAATCTTCAGAAGCTTTAGCTAAGTTATATGATTTTTTCTCTATCGATTCTAAATATTTTTCTATAGTTCTTGACCTTGCTTTTATTTCTCTTTTAGCTTCCGAAGTTAACTGGTAACCTAAACCTGTTTTATCTCCAACTGATCTAAAAGCTGATAAAAAATTATCTAATTTTTTTAATCTTTTTTTTAAAGGATCTGCATCTGCTGTAGAAAATAATCTCCAATCCTCAAATTTAGGCAACTGTTCAAATTTAAAATTTCTAGTTAAAATAGGATTCATTAATTTTTCAACTGTAAAAGAACTTGCTTCTCTTAAAGTTTTAGCTGTTTTTTTTAATCCTGGAGTTCGAGATAGTACAAAAGCTAAAGGATTTACAACTGCAAAGTCTGCTGCTCTTAGTGCAAGACCTGCAGGTTTCATAATTCCATACTTAAGACCCAGTCCTCCTACTACAGCTGCAGGTTTTCCCATCAAAGAAAAGCCAGCCCCAAGTAAAGTTCCCTCTGCTCCAAATCTTAATCTGTTTCTAAATCTAGTTAATGCTAAATCTGTTCCTGATTTATCTTCTTCGCTTTCTTTTTCTAAAGCTAATGTTGGAGTTTCAGGATCACTTGCTAAAAAATCTGTTGCACCAAAAATTCCAGCCATAAACCCAGCACGTTTTGCAATTTGTGTTACTTTTTGAGCTTTGGTTAATGTTTGAGTAGCCTGTTTTGCTTTTGCAATAGCCCTTCCTCTTGCCCCTATTTTAAATATAGCTCCACCAGGAATACCGAATTGAACTCCTACTTTAGCTAGTTCACCTACAAGAGTTTCAGGTTCTTTTATTTTATTTTCTTCGTATGCTTCTGTTAATTTTTCTGTAAATTTAGTATTATCTTTAGGTATTCTACCTACTGTTAAATCAATACCTTCTGTAAGTAAACTACCTACACTATATCCTAAATCCTGAACTCCTCCTATTAAAGATCTTTCTATTTCTTCAAACCCTTCAATATAATCTTGTTCTTTAGCTTCGTCTTGACCTTCAACAAGTTCTCTAATTCTTTTTATTTTTTGAGGATCAAATGGGTTTGTTTCTAATAAAGGTAATGCATTCTTTAAACCTCCCCAAGTAAATTTAACTTCTTTTCTTGGTTTGTTTAATCTGTTTTTAATTGCTTCACTAATTAAAACTTCATCAAGTAATTCTTGTTCGTCTTTTTCCTGAAAAGGCTCCACGTTAACCCTCCTGTGGTAATGACAAGTTTACGTTATATTGCTGATTAAAATTATCTACATCTTGTTGAGTTCTTATGTTTGCAAAATCTAACAAAGCTTGTTTGCTTGTTGCAATTAATGATACAATATCATTTTTAATTTCTCTGGGTAGTCTAGATCTTAATTCTTCGTAAGTTAAATCCTCTTGACTTTGACCCTGTGTAGGAGCCATAGGTTGAGTTGGAGCACCCATACTTTCAGTTATATTAAGTTGTTCTTGCATCACATCACCGCCCATATTGTAACCCGCTCTACCTCCTTCTTTTAATCCTCCTGGATATGTACCTTTTTCTTTCCATGCTTGGTAGTCTTCAAAAGTAAAGATACCATTTGCAATACCTTTCAGAATTGTTGTAGCAATTGGATCTAAATCTTTTTCTTTTGTAATTAATCTTTGTAATTCTGCATTGTCTTGTAAATCTTTTTCTAATTCTGCTATTTGCATAGCAAAGTCTTCTGAATTAAGAGACGTTGGAGGTGCTGATTTTAATCCATCTATTTTTGTTTGAATACTTCTTGCACCGTCATTTAAATTTTGAAGAGTTTCTTGTGTTGCTTGGAAAGCAAATTGATCTTGCCCTCCTTGTGAGGCTGATTTTATTTCAGCTTCAGCTTCTATTTTAGCTTCTCTTAAATCTACTGTTGCATCAAATACATCACTAAATCCTCTTTCTTTACTTTTTGCAGTATTAGATTTTTCTGCTGCTCTTGCTGTTTGAAATCCTTTTAAAGCGGGTAAACCGGCTCTTCCGATTGCTCCCATTAAATCTCCACCAGGTTGACCTGCTAAGTTTAAAGAAAAGTTTGCCAAGGCACTTGATAAAGTTCCAGGAGAATAAGGAGTTCGATCTTGTTTTTGACCTACGCCATATTCCTTTTTAAGGTCTTCACTTATTCTCATGTTTTCTCTGAAATCTTCTTCAAATGAAGAACCTTCTTTATAAGATTTTCTTTGTAACCCTGAAGTAATACCTTCATTAGTAGAACCACCCATTCTAAACATTGGTCTTTTTAAAGTTCTGTTGTTCATTAATTTCCTCTTATTGCTGAATATATAGAACCTAATCCAGTTCCCATAGTTAATGCGTTTTGCATAGGTGAAGCATTAGGAGTAAATTGTGACTCTGTTTGACCTGGATACCCACCCATTAATCCTGCTACTTGTCCAGCGTATCTAGATAAATTTTCTTGAGGTAAGAAAGCCGCTTGGCTGTTAGCTCGCGTAATTGCATCTAATTCAGCTTGCGTTTGTGATTGTCTAATTGATCCTAATGTACCTAAATTTGCTATATCTGCACCTAGTAAGGATTGTGTTTGTGCTCCAAGTTGTGCTTGTTGACTAGCCAATCCTGATTGGAATGAACCTAAACCTTGAGTCGCTCCAGCTAATGCAGCTCTTTGTCCAGCAAATCCTGCTTCTTGTCCAGCTAATGAACCTCTTTGTCCAGCTAACCCTGCTTCTTGCCCTGCTAATGCACCTCTTTGTCCAGCAAACCCTGCTTGTTGTCCAGCTAATGCACCTCTTTGTCCGGCAAAACCTGCTTGTTGCCCAGCTAATGCCGCTCTTTGTGCAGCAAAACCTGCTTGTTGTCCTGCAAGTCCTGATTGTGCTTGACCTAAACCAAATCTATTTTGTATATCTTGTTGTCTTTGTTGTTGAGCTTGATTAAATCCTTGTTGTAACATTCCAGATTGAAGTAAAGATCTTTCTCTATCTGAACCTAATTGATATTCTGATTGAAGAACACCTTCTCTGCCTCCACCGTATGCACCAGCTTGAATAGCTGAATCTCTTTGTCCTGTTCTTTGAATAGCTGCGTTCCTGTCAAATTCTTTTAGTGAGGCTTCCATAACTTGTGATTGATAAGGAGACATATAATCTTGTATTTGTGAGGATGTCATTGCACCTGTTGGTATGCCACCAAATGTTGATTGAGCAGCTCCTAAAGCTGTCCCTGCTCCGGTTAATTCAGTTCCCGCAGTTCCTAGTGTAGTTCCTGCTCCGGTTAATTCAGTTCCCGCAGTTCCTAATGTAGAGCCTGCTCCGGTTAATTCAGTTCCTGCAGTTCCTAATGTAGTTCCTGCTCCAGTCAACTGACTTCTCGCAGTTCCTAATGTAGTTCCTGCTCCTGTTAATTCAGTTCCTGCAGTTCCTAATTGTCCAAGGGCCATGTTGCCTAAACCAGCAGCAGTTTGTGCTTGTGCTTGTGCTTGATTTAAAAATGGTTGATAACTTCCAACACCTTGTGTTCCTAAATTGTAAGCTTGTGTTTGAGCTGCGTCTTGTCCTGCAATTTGAGGTGCCAGACCTGATAAACTTTGTTTTCTAGTATCAAAAGATCTTGCTGCTTGTTGTCTAGCTGCAAAGTCTGCTGCCGCTTCACCTGGTTGTTGAGAGATACCGGCAAGGCCAGTACCCATTGTAGGTATAGCTGTCGATGCAACGAGTTGTTTTGAAAGGTCAACACCTATATCTTCAATAAATTGTGAAGGTAAATTACGTGTAACTGTTTCTGCCATTATATAACTTCCTCTAATCTTTGTGATGTTTGAAACATTTCATTAGCACCTTGCATACGTTTTCCTACAGATTCTAAATCTTTCATTTGTGTATACAGCTTTTCTGCACCTAAATCAACATCTCCTTCACCTGCTCCTCTTACAGCATCTGCTGTAAATACAAACTCATTCTTGCTTAATCTAGCTGGAACGTCATCTTTTTTCTCATACTCTCCAATAGGTACAAAACCACCTTCTTCTCTGTAGTCTTTTTCCATACCATTCATATTTAATAATTCTTCTGATTCCTCTTCCATTATTTCGCCACCCATAGGTCCACCTTGTGCTTTTTGATTTTGCGCTGAAAGAATAGCATTAATAGTAGCAGCATCTTGTTGAGTTATTGTAGAAATAGTTTCTATATCCATACCTCTATTATTCATATCTAAAATCATAGTTTGTGTGTCTTTATCTATAACTGGACCAGCTTGGTTATAACCTATTCTTTCACCCATAGGTCCACCGTCTGCTTTGTTTGCTCTTGCTAAATACTTATATGGATTTGCTCTAATTTTGTCTACATCAATTCCTGTTTTATCAACGTATGTATCTTGCTCTTCATCGTCTGTAAAATAAGCTGCTCCAGCGCTTAGTGCTGGGATAATAATTCCTGGATTGTCTAGAGCATAGCTCCCTGCTTGTTTTAATATCCCAGGTAAACCTTTAGATTTTAAACCTTGCATAAATGAAGTTCCGCCAAGTCCACCACCGAAAATTGCATTACCACCTAGACCTATTAAAGCAGCTTTACCTATTGGACTCTTTGCAATTTTCTTAAATGCTTTAGTTGCTTTTTTAAAAATACTTCCTAAACCATAGGCACGTCTACCATCGTCACCCATCATTCCACCGTAAGCTTTACCCACTCTTCCACCATCAGCTCTAAATGCTAGACCTAATTGGAATGGCTCTTCTTCTACTTCTACTTCTTCCTCTTGATTTGTTTTATTAAATGGAATAAATTGTTGTTGTGAATCATCCCCACCAAGACTACCTTTTTCCATTAATTTAATCTGATCTTCAGTTCTCCCTAAATTTCCTAGATCTCTTAAATCATCGTTACTTACTCTGTCTTGTCCTCCAAGAATACTATAATCTGCGGCTTTGTTTAAAGTATTCATTGCTGTTACTTGTGTATCTGGTCTAAATTTATTAAACAAAGGATTAAGTAATGCACCATATGTTCCTGGTAAATTTGAGTTAACATCGTACAAATTAGGTCTTGTCCCTGTACTAGTTTTTAAAGTTGCAAGTCCTTTATCTAAATCCTCGTTACCTATAATATTATAACCATAATCTGTAGCGTTGTCTCTATCATACCCTGTAATTTCGTCACCTTCAAAAGTAAACCCTCTTTTTTCAGACATTTCTTTTCCACTAAGTCCATATCGGCTGTTGTCAAATGGATCAACGTACTGTTCTACATTTTGATATTTTTGAAACGCTCTTTTATTTGCTGCTTCTTTATTTATTTTATTTGTAAACCTATTAAATCTTTCAATAAGGCCTAATTTACCATCTTCATTATTATCAAATAATTCTAAGTCTTTACTAGTTACAATATTTTTAAGATTTTTTTTCTTTTTTTTAACTTGATTGTCTACACTTTTTTGTATTTGTATTTGTATTTTTTTATTTTCTTCTTCAAGTTTTTTATCTTCTTCAAGTTTTAATTTTTCAAGTTTTTTAATTTCAAGTTCGTTAGCTTTTTTTTCTTCCTCTTCTTCAAGAGCTTTTTTAAGTTCGTTTTCTTCTTTAAGTTTTCTTTCTTCTTCAAGTTTTCGTGATTGTTGTCCTCTATAAGCTTCTTGAACCCTTGCTGCTTCTTCGTCTTTTCTTTTTTTTGCTTCTTCAGCCTTTCGTGATTGCTCACCTCTATAAGCTTCTCTGACTCTTGTTGCTTCTGCGGCTGCTGCTTGTTGTGCTGCTGCGGCTCTAGCTCTTGCTTCCACTGCTCTTTGTGCTGCAACTGCATCACCTGAGTCTCGACCTCCACCGCCTCCGCCACTATTACTAGTTGTATTACTACTAGTTTTATTACTACTAGTCGTACTACTACCTGGAGCTCCACTATTACCTTGATAACCACTATTACCTGAGTCTCTATAACTTCCACCAACATACGCACGTCTACCATCTCCTCCCATGATACCGCCGTAAGCAGCCATGGTCCGTGGTTCTTGCACCATGCTTCCTAGACCTTCGTCCATCATACCTTCTTGATTAGAACTCATTTGTCCTTCAGCCATAGCTTGTTCTATAAATTCTCTAATAGATACAGGTTCCATTCCCTGTTCTTCCATTTCAAATACATACTTATTATACTCTTCTTCTAGTTGAGCCATTTTCATTCTTTGAATTTCTTGAGGGGATTTAGGTCCTTCATTACCTGAATAAGTAATGTCTGGAGCCCCAACAGTTAATTCAGTTTCTTGTATAATATCTGTAATTGCCATGTTTATTAAAATACCTTACTTTTTGTTAATTTACAACTCCGAACCTGCTCCAAAGTTAATTTCTTCTACTGTTATATTAACGTCTCTACGTATATGTTCAGGTTTAGTATCGGTATTAACGTTCTGTACGTCAGCTAATGCTTCTGAATCGGACATGTACTCTTGTCCTGTCTGAGTATTAGTTAAAGTTACCTCACATTTAGGAGTAATAACTGTAACACTTTTACCGTTAATTATTTCTTGTCTTTTACTTGCTTCTGTTTCTATGAATGGCATTATTTATCCTCTCTGTTTATTTCTAATATTGATGCTACTACAAACAATCTATTTGCGTCTGCAGCGGTTACTTGTAATACTTCACCTTCTAACATAATCAATGGTTCTGTTAATAATTGTTTACTTTCATTAGCTCCAATTGCTTCTACATTAAATAAAGTAAATTTAGCAGCACTTGCTGCGGGATCACCAGCAAACAAATCTACAGTAATAGTAGTAGCACTTCCACTATCACTACTAACTAAAATAGCTTTTAAAATTGCTCTAGAGTTTGAAGGTACAGTATACAAAGTTGTAACTGTATTACTTGTTAAATCTTTTTTTGAGTTTAAATATATATTAGCCATTTTATCCTAATCCAAACCAAGTGTATCGTTCAGCATCTTCTTTTAGTTGTGTTAAAAATGTAGAGTTTAACTGTTCAACAATAGAGGTTAGAGATCTATTAATTTGTCTTTGATTATCCTCACTATATTCTTTTTTAGGTTCAGGTAATCTTACTACAACTCTTGTCATTATCTTTTTCCATCGGGTTGTAAATCAATTAAGAATGTTCCGAATCTCCATTTTTCTCCAGCCCCGGTATTTTCTATTTTTAAACTTGCATATCTTCCTCTTGCTCTAGTGTCTTCTTTAGTTGTAGAAGATGTAATTGTAAAAGGACTTAATGTACTATCTTCAATAGTTGAAGAAGGGTAATCTTTTAACCCTATTGTCACGTTTGCATTGCCTGTTAATGTTTTAAAATCTGGAACAAATCTTCTCATTGCTAAAAATGTTTCGGGTTGTTGTTGTTGTAAAGCAATATCATAAGATTGTAAAGAAGATGTTAAAGCAGTAGTCGAACCGTTTGGATTAATTTGATCAGTTCCTGTTTCATGTTCAAATAGTACTGTTTGTCCTAACCCTTCTTCACCAATGACGCTAGGAAAAGTACCAGTAGCTGTAGAATCATAACTAGAAGCGTAAGGTTTTGGATAAATTAAAGAATCAATCCAAGATGTTCTAATCGAATTAGTGTTAACTCCCGTGTACCAATTACCCATAGGAACTTTTTGAGATTCTCCATAATTAAATACAACATACCTGTCATTAAAATTTGAATTTGAAGTAGGGTACCACCAAGTAACTTCCGTGTATAAATTATTTATTCCCGCACAAATTTGTTGTCCTTTAGTTGTATCACAATCATCAAATACATAATCTTCAACAGAACAGGCTAATGAGTTAACTGTACCATCAAAAGAAAAGAAACCATTGTTAGACATCCAATAAGCGACACCATCAATTTCAACAGCAGCATTCTTACCTATCAATCCACAGTTAGTACCTACTTGTTCGAATCCAAATGTAAAAGGTGCTCCTACAAATTTCATAGTATACAATGCATTATCTGTCCACACTAGAATATTTTCTTTGGCAACAATACTACCTACAATTTTTGTACCATCTTGAAGCCTTTGAGAACCAGCAGTGTTAGTTGCTTTGATTGTATAAGAATTAATAGCTTCTTGGTCCGCGAATCTAACAAACATATCATCTTGAGTTACAGGATCTCCTATATCATTCTCTGTTCCAAAATGAATTAAGTGTCTAGTAGTTGGAGAAATTAAAGTTAAACGACTTGCCGTTGGATTACCTAATCCTGTAGAAATAGCTGTTTCAAATCCTAAAGTTGTTGTTGAAGACCTTGTTGTAAATTTTGCAGCAATACCTGAGTTCCATGTAAATGTTTTACCATTTGAAATAGTTGCAATTAATACTTGACCAAAATTACTTAATGACCATAACCCTGATTCAAGAATAACAGTTGATGCTTCTACAGCGGAACCCCAACCAGAATAATCTGATGCGTCTGTTACAACTGCTCCTGAATTGTGTGAGGCAGCTGTAGTACCATTGGCTTCACGTACAGCTCCAGTTAATGTATTAGTCCCTTTTCCTGTATAAGTAATAAGTTCATTTCCAATAGCAATAGTTCCTGCTGTAGGAAAACCTGCGTTAGACGTTACAGGGATTGTAGTTACAATATCATTTATTCCAGAAGATAAAGTATTAGTTAAAGCTCCCGATACAGGTCCTCCATATTGAGAGATACCAAAACCATAACCATAAGTTTGTTGTGCTGGACCTACTGATTGATAAGGTTCTACGATCATAGATCCTCCAGTTGAAACAGCTCCAGTTGCTTGTTTTAAAGAGCTAATTGTAAATGTAGTGTTAGTAGGCACTGTTAACACTTGAAATAATTTGTCTTCAAAATCAGAAGCAGAAAGTCCCGTACCCCCAGGTAAAGTTACAGAGTTTAATAAAATTATATCTCCTACAGATAACCCATGTGCAGAAGTAGTTGTAATAGTACAAGTTTTATTTGAAGTACTATTAGTTGATAATGTAGATGATGTAAATGTTGTTTGAACTCCAGCGTTATTGCTGCGAAAAGGAGTAATATCAAATAACTGACCTTCAAAATAAATAAGTAAAAATTTATCAGTGCCTATTGCAACATAACGGTTACCTTCTAAATCAACAAAAGAATGCATTCTTCTAGAAACACCTACAATTGTGTCTAAAGTTAATGAAGCCCAACCTCCTACTTTTTCTGGAAGCCCATATCTAAATCTTACGTTATCTGAATCAACCCAACGTCCTTCTGCACCAACGGCCGTATCTTGTTTATTTACACCCGGTAAAAATTTAATGGAAGTAAGAGCCATGATCCTTGCTCCTTATGCTGTGTTAGTTTTATACGCCCAGCCTCTTGTAGAATCTATAAAAACTAATGTGATTGCTTGGCCATTTGTACTTAAAGTTAAGTTACTTGTACCAGAGTTAATAGGTTTGTTGTTTCTGTTAATAATACAATTGTTAGATCCAAAAGTTCCTCTTGCGTCTATTATTGTTACTTCATCTCCTGTAATTGGACTAGCAGGTAAAACTATTGTAATGGGGTTAGAAGTAGTATTTGCTAAAATTTGATTCCCTGCAACTGTTGTGTAACTAGAATTAGAATCTGTAATTGTTATATAACTTTTTTCTAAAAGAGTTGTAGTAGTTTGAGACCCATCTGAAACACACAATAATGTAGATCCAGGAGGAACTGGCTGTGGTGTCCCACTCGTTGTTTTTACATCTAAAGTTCTATTTGATGTTCCCCTCACTGTAGCATCTTCTATAAACCATAGTCTAGTAACTCCACTACCACTAGGCATAGTTAAAGTTCTATTAGCTGAAAGAGTTCCTGTTAATTTAAAAAATATATTTTTACCATTAGACTCAGCTCCATCAGTTAAAGCCAATGTAACATCAGCTCCAGCCATATCTACAGATAAAACCCCTGACGAAGATTGTTGTAAAATTTGTAAATTTGTATTAGTTATTGTTCCCCAAAGACCAGCTTTTTCTCCAGTTGAAATAAGTTCTAATTTTAAATCTGATGAATAATTTGATGCCATAATTTTTTACTGTGGATCTATTGGTGTCCACACCATTGTTGCTCCAGGAACTATATTTTCCCATGTTATAACGTTAGGATTTCCTACATCAATCGTTAATTGATTACCTGTAGGATTCACTAGTGCTGTTCCTGTTACTGTAACATTTCCTGTTGAAAGTGTCAACGCGTTTCCAGTAACATTTGCATTAGCATCTGCTGTAACTGTAAAGTCCCCTATGCCTAATGAAGTAGCATTACCAGTAACACTAAAATTAGCATCTGCTGTAATTGTAATAGAACCCGTTCCTAAAGTAAGTCTATTTGGATCTGGATCTTCAACAATTGCGTCTGCAGTAATTCCCGCACTACCAATACTAATTGATAAAGCATTACCTAGTACCTGAATAGTTACTTCATTACTATCACTGGCCGTAGAAAACGGTTGTTCCGCAAATGATGAGAATCCAAAAAGCATAAAATAGGTTATATCATTTTTTAAACATAGTTAAAAGAGATAAATATCAAATT